TGAACAGCACTAACCAACATATGAAGGTGGTCTACTACGACCCACTTACAATCACATCCTACAATCAAATACCGCAACTTAGCAAAGATGTCATCTATTTCATTAGTGCCAAAATGTGCATGAATAAATACTCTATCATCTTCAAATACTTTATCAAACATTTGCATGATAGTATCTTTATCAAACTTATCTCTTTCTTGGTCAATGTATAATCTAGCATTAGCTTCAATAGAAAGTATACCATCTACTGTTCTTTTCCAATCTTCTTCTAATGCAATCACACCAACATTATCTTCTGTTTGGTTGATGAGCCAATGCTCCAACTCTCTGGTAACACTAGACTTACCAAGCCCTGTGCCACCAGTTAGAGTTACGAGTTCCCCTTGCCTCAAACCATATAACTTTTTATTTAATCCATTCCAAGGAAATGGTATGCTCTCTTTTCTTTCTCTATTTAAATATGAGTTTTTCTTATCAGATACTTGAATGATACCGCTTGGTGTATATACCTTTGCATCCCACCATGACCTTGTAAACTCATTATGCTTACCCTGTTTGAGCATATCATTAGGGTCTTTGTATCCATTAGGAAGTGTTACTATCTTTGCTTTTCCCGGCTTTATAATGGTAGCAACCTTCTGTGCCGCCTCTTGTCCAGCCTTATCTTTATCAAAGCATATAACTATATTATCAAAGCTTTCAATGTATTCTAAACTTTCTTTGACATCCTTGACTGCTGATGCCGCACCTCGTTTTATAGATACGACAGCCCACTTACTACCAAGTAGTTCATAGGCTGCCATAGCATCGCACTCACCTTCAACAATAGTTAAATACTTCCCACCTTCTTTAAATAAATTTTGTCCGAATAATCCTGTGCCAGATAGTGAGCCATTAAATGCAAACTTCTTATCTTTTACATATCTAGTCTTGGTGGCACATTGTTCATTGTTTATATAGAATGGATATATATGTTGAGCTAACTGCCCAGCACTATCATATACTACTTTAACTCCATACTTTTCTGCTGTTTGTTTTGATATACCTCTGTCTGTTAGGTTTGCAAATATTCCTCCATGAACATTTACATTAGTTTCTTTCTTATAATTTTCCATTGATGTTACATTACCCTCGTAGTTTGTATAAAATTTATCGCAACTAAAACACTTAGCTGACCCATCAGCATTAAGTGAAACTGCATCACTACTACCACATTCATGACATGGCAAGTGATATTTTACAAATTTGTTTTCCATAATTGTTCCCTCAAAAATGCTAGTTTTTAGGATAGAACTAGCAAACTATATAAGGAGATATACAATGAATAAACTAAGCTTCGGATGAAGCCTCGTTATCATCTTCTTCAACTTGCACTAATGCATCCTCGTTAGCCTTCAAGAGGGTTTCAAGGCTACCTCTATGGGTAGCACTAGCATAAGTTAAAGCCTCACTAACAACATCTAAAGTTCCAACTTTACTTATAAGAGTTTTAGCTTGAACTCTAGTGTTGCTGTCAGTTATTTTAGAAACATCATATTGTAATGTTCCATCTTCTGTTTGGATAGTAATAATCATTAGAACTCCTCACCTCCTTCCAATGCTTCAAACTCTTCACCATCACCAGACTTATAGCTGACTAGGTCAATTACCTGCATTGCTTGGAAGTCAAGACCTTTAAAGTCTCCAAACTTATTTGAAGTTTCCCACTCGTTATATTGAACTCTAACTCGTGAGCCATTACCTACTAATACATCAATAGGTATTTTATTTTCATCTACCAACTTGGGTGCATTCCTGACCATACCATTTGGTCCATTCACCTTTCGTTTAAATGTTAAAGCACGACCAACTTTCTCATCACCGAGTTCGATAGATTTTATCTTAAACCCTCGTGTTTCAAAATCATCAGCCACACTATCTTCTACAACTAAATCTACTGTATACACAGGTTCAAATTTAGTATTAGGTGTAGTTACACTAGCCCAGTAGGCTATTCCTTCTTGTATTGCCATAGTGTTTCCTCCTTAGGTTTGGCTATTACGCAAAGCGTATTATACATCATCATCACCAAGCTTGTCAAGCTGTTCCAAGTCAAGCTCGGTAATAATTTCTATTTTAAATTCACCATCTCCTGTATATTCTACAGTATGTGGTAAATCAAATCCTCGTTTAGATAGTTCATCTATTTTTGAGGTAAACTCTTTATATTCTTTTTTGTTTAGCGTTGCTTTGTATTTCATTCTTCCTCCTTAGACCACCAAGTAGGTTTGCTCCTACCTCGTTCCCATTTAGCGTAGTGCTTTTCATTAATACAATAATTACGATAAGCAACAATCGGGTCATCATCTTTATACTCCTCAGGCATAGCCTGTGCTACTGTTGTCATCTTAGGATTAGGGTCTATGTTTTCAGGATGTGGTTGTAAAGCATCTTTTAATTTAGTAATGCTACCATGCTCTCTACCATATCTAAATTTATATTCTTCTCCTAGTGCTAGAAAATGTTTGTATAACCATGCATAGTTTATAACTCCTGCTCTAGCCCATATCGTGCATGGATGATTCCAATAGGCTCTCTTGTATAGTCCTACTTCATCAGCATAATCATCTCCATCTAATTCTCTATGTGCTGTGCATAGCATCTGTGCTGTTTCCAAAGGCATCTTCACTAACATCTTATCAGGTTGTGCTTGTGCTGATTTCTTTGGACAGTCATAAAAATAAAATATATTCATCTTCCTTGCCCTCTATATTTTTTGTAGCTTCTTTTCTTACTTTTATTCATAGTAGACATTGCTATTTTAATACGCCTACCACGCCCTCCAATGCCCTGTGAGCTACTCTTTTTAACATGGTCAATGGATTGTATTAGTTTTGCTTTCCTCATCAGTATCGCCCTCTAAATAATTCTTTTAATAATTTAATTTTTTCTTTTTTCAAATGTCGTAAATGTTTTGGAATACTTTTATCTACTTTTTTCTTAATGGATTTTTTCATCTTTACCTCTCAACACTTCATAAAATTCACTATCATAAAAGTCAAATTTCTTCCTCATCCTCCTAAGTTCAAATAGATTACCTGTAAAATCCCATCTCTCGTAGCCATTTATATCTTTAATACTATAAATGTGACTAATGTTTTCTTCCTGTATGATAACATCAAGTGCATTATACATTGAGGTAGCTTCTATCTGAACATATGTTTCTTTATTATCTTCAATTACTTTGAACTCAAATGTTTTCATTTAATTCTTTTAACTCCTCGTATGTTTTTATATGTGGATTTCTTTTTAACTGTTTCATAATCCATCTACTTGTCATGTAAGATAAGTAAAGTGTTCCAGCTCCCATGTGATGTGTCTGTTCAGGTAGTAAGTCCTCCACATTATCTACATTAACTTTATTAGCTTGTTCTTCTGGAAGTAAAGTCTTCAACCATTCCACTTGAATTGGTTTTATCCTCCTCCTAAGTTCTTTAATCTTCTTACTATTCATCAGGTTGTAATCCTTTAAATATATATTGTGCTATCATTTCTGTTGCTATGTCATGTATCATCCTTTCAGAATACAAATCTTCTCCATAACCTTCTAATTCTTCAAACACATCCATTACAATTTTGTCTAACGACACCTTAGATAGAGGTCTACAAACTTCAAAATCTCTAACTAATACTTCTTCTATTGTGCTATAAATACTCATTACCTTGCCCTCTCATAAAACATATCATCTGCTATAATTCTTAAAATTTCTTCTCTCTCATCATCTTGATGATACCCATGTGATATTGAAACTTCATTAACTTTATCTAAAAATTTATCATCTAAAGTAGCTTCTAGATGTTCAATCTCTACCCAAATATCTTCCCATATCATATCATTTATATTATTACTCATTTTTTTCACCTTTA